TATGCCTATCAATGTTGATAGGAGTACTCGTGTAACCTTCGGTGGCAAGAAAAGTTAATTTTTTAACAATTCGAAACCAGCGAATTAAATAAACCGAACTGGAGGCCGTTTAACGACGGCAGGTTCATTAAGGAGAAAAACTATGGCTAACTCGTCAGCAACTGGTTTCGGTATGAAACCGGTAAAAATGGCAGGTCAATCAGCAAACACTGCTGGCCTAGGAGAATATCCTGTAGCAGCATCTGCGACAGCTATCTACAACCAAGATTTGGTTGCGATGGCAGCATCAGGTACAGCAGCAGTAGCTGCAGCTGGTACAGAGCAACTTTTAGGATCCCTAAATGGTGTTTTCTACACTGACTCGTCAACAAGCAAGCCAACGTTCCAAGCATATCTATTAGGCAGTAATGCTGCTACAGATATTGTTGCATTAGTAAATGATGATCCACATCAAGTATATGAAGTGAGATCAAACAATGCCGGTGCATCAGCGCAAACGGACGTAGGTAATACTGCAGATATTTCATATTCTGCGGGTGCTACACCAAACTACATCTCTAAAACAACTTTAGATGATGGATCTTTGGCAACTGCATCAAAACAAGTAAAAATCGTGGGTGTTTCAAGAGACCCTGATAACAACGACATCGGATCAGCAAACGTGGTCTGGAGAGTTGTAATCAGTGAACATTTCTTTAAACAACACGGTGGGGTATAATAGGAGTATAACAACATGGCTATATCACGTAATCAACTAGTTAAAGAACTAGAGCCAGGTTTGAATGCACTATTCGGCCTGGAATATAAACAGTATGATAATTTACATACTGCTATATACACAACTGAGTCATCTGACAGAGCTTTTGAAGAAGAAGTAATGTTATCAGGATTCGGTCAAGCTAAAGTAAAACCAGAAGGTTCTGGAGTAGAGTTTGATAAAGCTCAAGAAACTTTTTCAGCAAGATACACTCACGAGACTATTTCTCTTGGGTTCGCGATCACTGAAGAAGCGATTGAAGACAATCTATACGACAGACTTGCTCAAAGGTATACAAAAGCATTGGCAAGATCTATGGCTCAAACAAAACAAATCAAAGCAGCGGCTCCATTAAACAATGGATTCAATGGTAGCTTTAAGTCTGGTGACGGAAGCAATTTATTTGCATCTAACCACCCAACTATAAACGGGACTTTCAGCAACACATTGGCAACTGCAGCGGATTTAAACGAAACTTCATTAGAGCAAGCAATGATTGACATTGCAGCGCTTACTGATGAAAGAGGTTTGAAAATTGCTGCTAGCGCTAAAAGCATGGTTATTCCATCAGCTTTACAATTCACAGCAGAAAGACTTATGAAGTCTTCTCAAAGAGTTGGAACAGCTGACAATGACATCAATGCATTAGTAAGTAAAGGAATGGTTCCAGGTGGTTATTCAGTGAATAACTTCTTAACAGATCCAGATGCTTTCTTCTTAATCACTGATGTTCCTAATGGAATGAAACATCTTGAAAGAGCTCCATTAACTACAAAAATGGAAGGCGATTTTGATACTGGCAATGTAAGATACAAAGCTAGAGAAAGATACGTATTTGGCGTATCTGATCCTAGAGGTATCTACGCATCACCAGGAGCATAATAATTAATTTTTGTGGCGGGACACAGTCTCGCCACAATCATCATATAGAAAGACAAAACCATGACAAAATTCCTTGTAAACATATACGCATACGACCATCACGCTAGATTCGAAGTAGAATCTAATGATGACCCTGTTTCTTTGGAACAATCAATAGTTGACAAACTGGGAGAAAAGAGTATAAATTGGGAATCATCGGGAATGTTTTCGGACAGACCTTATCGAATAACTTATGAGGAAGTTAGTAATGATACAAGACCTATACAAACGAAAAAGGTCCTTGGAGTTGAAGTGGGAACAGGAGCATCTGTCTAACGGTAGATATACTCTTGAAATGGTCAGAATTGATGACAAAGTTAAACAAATCATCACTGACATTAAGCTTGAAGAAGCTGAAATTGCTCACAGACAAAACACTGCAGAAGGTGTTGCTCCACAAGTTTCTGTAGCTACTTAATAAAAAGCTACATCGTTGGAAAAATCCACTCCACATCACAGGCTCTCTTGCGCTCTACTAAAAACTAGTATATAAAAAACATACTATATAATTAAACTAGAACATAGACCCATATAGTGGACGGCCTAGAGACTATGTTCATTAAACTAGGAGGATATAATTATGGCTTCAACAACATTTTCGGGACCGATAAAAGCGGGAACGATAAAAGAAACAACAGGAACTTCATTAGGTTCTAACATCAAGAATACAGGTCAAGTTGTGATGTCTCAAACACATCTAATTGATTTATCAGGTGGAGCGATTGCTGCCGGTGCAACAAATATTGTTATCCCAGCAAACTCTCAAATTATTGATTGTATACTTGATTCAGTAGTAGCAGCATCAGGTGCAACTAACTTAAGTGTTGGTGACACAGTTGGTGGTGCAACAAGTATAATTAATACTTTCGCACTTGGAACAGGTGTTGGTAGAAAAAGACCAACAACTGAAGCAGGTGGAGCATTAGCTTGGTCTGATACTGGAGATGCAGATATTAAATTAACAATTACTGCTTCTGCTGCAACTAACGCTGGTTCAACTAGACTTACTGTTTTATACGCACAAAACAATAATCTTGGTTAATAAATAATTTAGTGTGGGCTTCGGCCCACACATAAATTTAAGGAGAAAATTATGGCAGGCGGTGGATCGTTTTCAAGTGATCAAAAGTTTACAACGTTAACAGCTGATGGAAGATTTAAAACTATCACTGGTGGTGGAACTAATTTAGGTCCATGTAGAGTTACATATATAATGGCTCATGGTGGAAGTAATTGTCTAGTAAAATTACATGATGGAACAGATGGTACAGGATCTTTAGAATTTCAAGCTAAATTTAGTTCTGAAGGTTTAGATGTATTTGTCCCCGGTTCTGGTATAAGATTTAAAACAGGAGTCTATTTAGATTTAACTACTACAGACTCTGTAACAATAGGATACACAGGATAATGAAATCAGACGTAAAAGCAGTCAGAAAAACAGGAACTGGAAGTGTGTTTGCAGGCAGAACTAGATTAAGAGGAATTATTTTAGCTTCTACAGGTTCAGCTGGTTCAGTTACATTAAGAGACGGAAATGCAGTAGATCAATTTATAGTTGATGTACCAGCAGGAGATGTTTTTTCTTATAACTTAGCAGAAGACGGAATATTATTTGAAGGTGGTATGACAGTTCAAGCAATTTCAAACGCGACAGTAACTGTAATTATTGATAAGTAGGAGGGTAAATGGCTAACACAACCTCTGGAAAATATGAGTTTGAAAAAAACTTTTCGATTGATGAAATCATAGAAGAGTCTTTTGAAAGAATGGGTATACAGAATGTAACTGGATACCAATTAAAATCATCTAGAAGAACATTAGATATAATGTTTCAAGAGTGGGCTAATCGTGGTCTTCACTATTGGGAAATTCAAAATAATAATATTACATTAGTAAACGGACAATCTGTCTATACTATGTTTAGAAATACTGCAGATGGTACTTCAAGTGCAACAGCTGTTTATGGTGTTGATGATGTATTAGAAGCAAGTTATAGAAACTCAAGTAATGTTGATGTTCCACTAACTAAAATTGCAAGATCTGCGTATCAAGCATTATCAAATAAAAGTGCTACAGGTCAACCATCACAATATTTTGTACAAAGATTTATAGATAAAGTTACAATAACTTTATATTTAACACCTGGTGCAAGTGAAGCAGGAGATAAAATTAATTATTACTATGTAAGAAGAATTCAAGATTCAGGTGCATTTACAAATGCAACAGATGTACCATACAGATTTGTTCCTTGTATGGTATCAGGTTTAACTTTTTATTTATCACAAAAGTATGCACCACAAAGAACTGAACAATTTAAAATGTTATATGAAGACGAATTACAGAGAGCATTAGCTGAAGATGGTTCTTCATCAAGTACATTTATTACACCTAAGTCTTATTTTACGGAGATTAATTAATGGCTGTTGGTAAGCACGCAAAATTTATTTCTGATAGATCTGGATTAGAGTTTCCATACAATGAAATGATGATTGAATGGAATGGTTCAAGAGTACATAGTTCAGAGTATGACAAGAAGCACCCACAACTAGAACCAAAAAGATTTGTTGCTGAACCACAAGGTTTACGTAATGCAGCTCCTGCAAGAACAGAGCCAGCTGTTGCAAGATTATTACCGGCAAACCCGTTTTCAATAACTAGTGGATCTACAACAATAACTGTAACCGATATTAATCACGGAAGATCTACTAATGATACTGTAAGATTTAGAAATGTAGATGGTTCTCCAGGAGGACTACCTTTAACAGCTTATACAGCAGGATCTGGTTTTACAATTACAGTTACATCTACAGATAAGTATACATTTACATTAGGATCAACTCCTACTATAACAGAACAATCAGGAGGAATGACAGTTACAGCAGGACCAGTAACTCTAGACGCATAATGGCATATACTTTAACAAACATTACAGACGATATTAGAAATTACACTGAAGTTGATGACGGTGTTTTAACTCAAGGTGTTATAAATACTTTTGTTAAAAATGCAGAAAACAGAATTTATAGAGAAGTAGATTCAGATGATAACAGACACTACGCTACTTCTAATCTTGCAGTTGGAAATAGATTTGTAACAATTCCATCTGACTTAAGAAGTATTAGATATGTTCAATTAAAAAATACAACTGTAACACCAAATACTCAAACATTTTTAGAAAAAAAAGATACATCATATATGGCAACTTTTTATGATACTCCTAGTACAGCTAGTGGACTTCCAAAATACTATGCTAACTGGGATGCTAATTTTTGGGTAGTTGCACCTACGCCAAACGCTACATATGAAATAACTTTGGCCTATATGAAACAACCAGTAAGCCTAACAGACGCTACAAAAAGTGGCTCTGGAACTTACATGTCAAATAAATATCAAGACTTGCTTTTATATTCCGCTCTTGTAGAAGCATATGGATACTTGAAAGGTCCCGTAGATATGTTACAATACTACGAAGCAAGTTATAAGAGAGCTTTAGCATCGTATTCTATCGAACAAGAAGGTAGAAGACGCAGAGACGAATATCAAGATGGTGTTATTCGTAATAGTATAAAATCACCATCACCATAATAAGGAGATAAAAGAATGGCAAACATAGTACCTGATGCGTTTAAAACAAACCTTTTAAAAGGTGTTTTTAATTTTGATACTTCTGGTAACGGAGGTAACACGTTTAAGTGTGCTTTATATACTAGCATAGCCGGATACAGTGCAAATTCAACTGTGTACCAAACAGGAAATGAAGTAAGTTCAACAAATACTGCTTATCCAACAGCCGGAAAAGAACTGACAAATGCAGGTGTAGCAATAGCTTCAAATATTGCTTTCATTGATTTTGATGATTTAACTTTTCCATCTGTTACATTAACTGCTGCGGGCGCTGCTATATATAAATCAACTGGTGGCGGTAATCAGCTTGTACTGGTTTTAGATTTTGGTGGAAATAAAACAGCAACTAACGGAGACTTTGTAATACAGTTTCCTGCTGGAAATTCTAGCAATGCTATTATCAGATTAGGCGACGCTTAATATTAAGGATTAAAAAATGGCTTTTGTATTAAATGACAGAGTTAAACAGACTAGTACATCTACTGGTACGGGAACAATAAACCTATCAGCTACAGCTGAAACAGGTTTTGAAACTTTCGTTGCTGGTATCGGTGATACAAATAGTACGTTCTATTGTATTTCACATGACGGAACATCTGATTTTGAAGTTGGTATTGGAACAGTAACTGATGCAGGTACTGATACACTTTCCAGAACCACAATTATCTCCTCTTCAAACTCAGACAACCTTGTGGATTTTCAAACAGGAACTAAAACTGTATTTTGTACTTACCCTGCAAAACGAGCTCCGTCTGCAAGTATGACAGCTACGACTTATGTAACAACACATGCCTCAACATTATCTGATACACAAACAATTGATTCAGGCGTGTTAGCAGGACCAGTTACAGTAACAGGAACACAAACAGTAACAGGAACCTTGGTAATTATATAATGAGTCAAATAGAAGTAGATAAAGTAATACCTCAATCAGGAACTAATTTACAGATTGGTGAAGCTGGTGATACTATTAATTTAACTACTGCAACTGTAAATTTACCAACTGGTGTTGGTGGAACAGCATGGCAAGCAGTAAAAACTGCTAACTTTACTGCAGTAGCAGGTGAAGGTTATTTCGTAAATTCAACAGGTAATGTTATTACAGCAACCTTACCCTC